ATAACTATGCTGCACAGGCAATCAGATACTCTACAAATCAAGTTGTTGGTACTGGCGTTAGACTACAGGCACAAATAAGAAAACAAAGAAATAACGAGTTATATACAAAATTAAATGAGCAGATAGAAGGCCAATGGTCTATGTGGGGTAGAAAAGATAGCTGTGATGTAAGAGGTGTTTTATGTTTTTCTGAGCTAGAAAGATTAGCTGTAAGGTCAATGATAGAAAGCGGTGAAAGTTTTATAATTATGCATCGCAAACAGTTTGGCAGAAGTAAAGTGCCTTTTGCATTAGAAGTGATAGAAGCAGATCAGTTAGACGAGGATTACAAAGGTAAGTTATCTGATCCTACAAATGTATGGAGACTAGGCATTGAGATGGATAGATTCCAACGTGCTGTTAATTATGCGTTTCTTACTAAACATCCTGGTGATAGTAATTTTTCTGCACCTATCGGACAAAAACAACATATTATTGTTCCAGCAAAAGATGTAATACATCTATTTATGCCACAAAGACCAGGGCAGCATCGTGGCATACCATTTTTAGCTAGTGCAATAAGTCATCTAAAACAACTTGATGGATATATAGAGGCAAGTCTAATTAGATGTCGTGCAAGCAGTGCTTTGATGGGATTTATTAGTACACCAGAGGGAGAACTAGATCCTGGTGGAGAAGTATATGACTATGACAGAGTGACAAGCTTTGAGCCAGGTCAGTTTAAATATCTTGAGCCTGGTGCAAACGTAACTATTCCAGATATGGATAGTCCTAACGGAGAGTTTGATCCTTTTGTTCGTACAATGTTACGCAGTATGGCTAGTGGATTAGGTTGCAGTTTTGAGGCTATATCTTCTGATTATTCGCAATCTAATTACAGCAGTAGCAGATTAGCAATGATACAAGATAGAGATCATTGGCGAACAATACAGCAGATGTTAAAAGAAAATTTCTATCAGCCTATATACGAGGCATGGTTAGAAATGGCTGTTATGAATAATGCATTGCAACTGCCTACATATGAGACAGAACCAGAAAGATACGAGAAGGTTAGATGGGTATGTAGAGGATATAGCTATGTTGATCCACAAAAAGAAGTAATGGCACAGCGTGATGCAATTAGGTCTGGTCTAAAAACATTGTCAGAATGTATTGCAGAAAATGGTGGTGATGTAGAAGAACTTCTTGTACAGAGACAATCTGAACTAGCTAAATTAGATAAAATGAATATAGTGACCGATTCTGATCCAAGTGCTACAACACAATCAGGTGGCTCACAATTTAAACCTGTTGGTAGTATTGATCCATTCGGTGATACCTTAGAGCCAACAGGCGAAGATGCCGAAAACGTATCGGAGGAAGCAAGTGGCAACTATTAATGGAACGGAAATAAATTTAATGCCTACAAAAGGCATGAGAGAAGCAGCAGAAAGATATAGAGAGTTTAAAAAAGAAGGTAGAAAAGGTGGTACAGAAGTAGCAGCAAGAAGAGCAACACAGATACTTAGTGGCAATGAACTAAGTCCAGATGTTGTTGTAGAAATGGCTGCATGGTTTGCTAGACACGCTGTTGATAAAAAGGCTGAAGGATTTAGACCTGGCGAAAAGGGCTATCCAAGTCCTGGAAAAGTTGCTAATCTTGCGTGGGGTGGATCTGCTGGAGAAAGTTTTTCTAAGGCAAAATCCGCTAGAATAAAGGAGTTACGTTCTATGCCTGTGACTAAAACTAAAAAACGAGCAGCACCAGATGCTTTGAAGGTTGGTGATTTTGTAAGATGGAATGCTTCTGGCGGTACTGCTAGAGGTAAGATTACAAGGATTGTTAGAGATGGTCAGATTGATGTACCAAGCTCTGAGTTTGTTATTAATGGAACACCAGAAGATCCAGCAGCCCTAATACAAATTTATAGGGATGGTGAGGAGACAGATATCTATGCAGGTCATAGATTCAGCACATTAACAAAGATAGATCCTATCAGAAGTGTTACAGAATGTTACAAACGTAGTGGCGAGACAACATTTGCAGAGAAAGACGAAAGAGTTTACGAATTTGCCTTCTCTAGTGAGTTTCCAGTAGCTCGTAACTTCGGTATGGAGGTGCTTAGTCACGATGATGGTGCTATGGATCTAGATAGGCTAAACAACTCTGCACCACTATTGTTTAACCATGATCCTAATAAAGTGATTGGTGTTGTAGAACGTGCTTATGTTGATAAGAAAAAAAAGAAAGGTTACTCAAGAGTTAGATTTAGTAAAAATAGTTTCGCAGAGGAAGTAAGGCAAGACGTAAAAGATGGAATTTTACGCAATGTCAGCACAGGTTATGTAATTAACGACATGGAAGAGCGAGATAATGACTTTTTGGCAACAAATTGGCAACCTTACGAGGTTTCTATTGTTGCTACACCTGCTGATACCTCAGTAGGTATAGGTAGGTCACTAGTTGATAGTGATACTATGCCTATTGACGAAAATCATTCTATTATGAGTGATAAGCGTGCAAACGCAGATACGGCTTCTGTCGTAGAATCCCATACCCCCGAAAAGGAAATGCCCGAAGAACAAAACCTAGAGGTTGTGCGTTCAGAAGCCACTAAGAAGGCTCAATCTGACGAGCGTACAAGAATTAGAGAAATTACTGCTCTTTGCAACAGACATTCATTAACAGAAATGGGTGATCAGATGATTGCAAACGGCACACCACTTAATGAAGCAAGAGCTAATGTTCTTGAGAAGTTAGGTGCAAAACCAATTGAAACAGTTACACCTGTTGAACTAAACCATAAAGAAAACAGAGAGTATAAGATCTCTGCTGGTATTCAAGCTTTATGTGATGGCAACTGGGATAGACCAGGTGCTGGTTTTGCTAGAGAAGTATCTCAGGATATTGCTAAGAACAGTGTTACTGGTGGAAGCAGCAGATCATTGTTTATTCCTTACTCTGCATTAAACAGAGCCACATATGTAACTTCTGGAGCTACAACTGGTGGAAACATCGTTGCTACAGATTTAAGAGCTGATGATTTTATCGAGGCATTAAGAAACAACACAGTTATGGTTGGTCTTGGTGTTCAAGTTTTATCAGGTCTAGTTGGTGATGTTGCAATCCCAAGAAGATCAGGTGTTGCATCTACTGGCTACTTAAGTTCTGAGACAACAGCTATTTCACAGGCTGAATCAACATTTGATCAAATTTCAATGACACCTAAGACATTAGCAACAATGTCTAAGTTCTCTAGAAATATGCTCATACAATCAACTCCTGGTATTGAAGAGCTAGTAAGAAGAGATCTTTCTGACGGTATCAATGTTGGTCTTGATCTTGGTATTCTTAATGGTTCTGGTTCATCAGGTCAGCCTACAGGTATTATGCAGACTTCTGGTATTGGTTCAGTTGCAATCGGTACTAATGGTGGTGCGATCACAGTAGACAAGCTAGTTGATCTAGAAACTGCAATCATGGAAGATAATGCAGGTGTTAACGCAGATTCTATTTCTTATGTAACCAACGCTAAAGTGATGGGTGCTATTAAGAAACTTAAGACATCTGGTGGTGAGTATCTTGTTAACAACAACCTACAAGCTTTAGGTAGAGGTGCTACTCCAATTGCTGTTAACGGCTATCCATTAGCAATGACAAACCAAGTACCTAGCAACCTAACTAAGGGTTCTACATCAGGTTCTTGTTCTGCTGTTGTGATGGGTGACTTCTCTCAAGCAATCCTTGGATTATTTGGTGGTGGAGTAGAGATTACAGTTGGTGAGGACAGTGATGACTTTGCTAAGAACTTAACTTCTGTTAAGGCTGTAGTTGCATTTGATGTTGCTGTTCGTCATGCACAATCATTTGCTGCAATCTTAGACGTAACCACATAATTGGTTTACTATAGGGGGTATTACACCCCCTTTTTTTTTATGAAAGTAAAGTGTTTAGAAAACGTATGTGCTAGTGGATCTGCACTAGAAGCTGGAGAGACATACGACATAAGTGAAAGTGATTTTGCACTTTTAAGTTCTATGGGAAAAGTAATAGAAGCTCCTGTAGAAGTAGCAAAGCCTAAAAAAACAACACCAAAGAAAAAGTAAATGGCACTAACTGAAGATGCTGACACCTTGAATGTATATTTAAGTGACTTTGGATTAAGTTGTCAGATCGGTAGTGGCACTGCATTTAAAGGTATTTTGGATGCGACAGCAGAAAATATAGCAAGTGGTTTAGCTACTAGTATTGAATATTTATTAACGTCCAGAACATCTGATGTATCTTCTGCAACAAGAGGTACAACAATATCAGTAGATTCTGCAAACTATACTGTTAGAGAAAACTTAATAATAGATGATGGTAAATTCTCTACGTTGTTATTGAGTAAGGTTTAATGGCAGATACTAGACGAGAGCTAATATTAGCAAGAATGAAAACTAACTTAGATGCTATATCTAATGCTACTGTTTATAGATCTAGAGTAGAACCATTATCTAGATCAGAAACACCTGCAATTATTATTGAGCCAGTAGAAGATAATCCTACAGATACAAACTTTTTTGACAAATTAGATTGGGCGATGAGAGTAAGAGTATCAACAATTGTTAGGGCTGCCGTACCTGATGATGATTCTGATACATATACGCAGCAAGTTCATCTAAGATTAATGGCAGATCCAACTATAAATTCGTATGCTCTGGATTTAACGCCAGATCGTACTGATTTTAGTTTGGTTGAGGCTGATATACCTCTTGGTATAATTAGTCAAGATTTTATTGTGCGTTATCGTACAAGTAGATCTGATTTAACTGCTGCATGATTTCATGGCTAAACTAAATACAGAAGTGCCTAATCCTGGTGAAGGTGGAACATATATGTTCGATCCAGAAACAGGAAAGAGTACACTAGTTCCAGAAACCGATTCCTCCTCTGACAATGGCTCTAACAAGAACGACAAAACTACTAGCAAAGATTGAATCATCTTATGGGAGTAATCCATCTCCTGTAGCTGGTTCTAATGCTATTCAAGTTACTGATATAGAAGTAACACCAATTGAATCTGACAATGTACAAGCATCTGCTTTTCAAGGGTTTTTAGGTAACAGTACAAGAGGTACGTTACTTGCAAACAAAAGAGTAGCTGTAACTTTCGGTGCTGAGTTATCAGGATCAGGTGCAGCAGGTACTGCAAGTGCTTTGTCACCTCTTTTAAAAAGTTGTGGACTTTCTGAGACTATAGCTAGTTCGACTAGTGTTACTTATGCTCCTGTAAGTGCTTCATTTTCGAGTTGTACTATACTTTGTTTTTATGGTGCGACAAGACACGTTATTACAGGATGTAGAGGAACAGCTACTATTTCAATGACAGCAGGTCAGTTTGCAATGATAAATTTTGAATTTACTGGAATTTATAATGCACCAGATAGCACAGCGATGTCTGGTACATTTACAGTTGCTAACCAATCAGCAGCATTAGAAGTGAATGATACAAATATCACTACTGCAACATTTCATGGTGCTACATCACAAAGAATAGAATCTTTT